TCGCGCCCAACGGCCAGATTGAGATGCGGCAGAAAGCCGAACATCCACACGCTCCAACCCTGGCCAACAATCCACTGTGAATATGCGGCCCTGGGCAGCCCCGGCAACCCACGGTGCTCCAGGTGCTCCATTGTTTCTCCGATCATCCCCTTCCTCCTTCCAACATCTTGGCCACGGCCCTGGCGTTATCCCTGCACCACGCCTCCACCGAATATGGCGCGATCACCCCCCGTAACCGCTGCCGATCCACCGGCTCATCCGGGAACGCCGCCTGCTCTACGGCGTGGATCAGGCCCTTGAGATCCCCCTTGGGATAGCGATAAACTCCCGTACAATCGCTCAGTTCGTCGAGAATGCCCACGTTCCGGGGGATTACGACTCGAACGCCGCAACTGAGAGCCTCTAGCGGCGGCATGGGCACGCCCTCCACACGGCTGGGCACGACCAGCACGTCCAATCCCTGATAGAAGCGAGGCATCGCCGCCCATGGAAATCTCTGCGTCGGCACAACAGGCCACCCGCGCCCGCAGGCTTGCCAGCTGACTCGCCCAGCGATGGGGGCCTTCAGCAATCCACGCACCAGATCCTCGCCCTTGCGGTGATTGGGATAGGTGTAGCCGCTGAATCCTACCACGGGCCTGCCCCCATTGCGCCGGGGCGCGACCGTGAACATCCTCGTGTCCAGCGGCGGCGAGCACTGCGCCGTCAGCCCATGAGCGGCCAGCGCCCCGGCATACAGACGGCAGGTGGCGATGCGCAGATTCACCTTCCCCGCCATCTCATCAAAACAGCGCGCCTTGTCCCCTCCGTCCTCCTCACGGTGGGTGAAGTAGGCCGCCGTGGGAACCTTGGGCCATGCCTTCAGCTTGTGCAGCCGGTCGCCCTCGAAGTAAGCCAGCAGGTAGACAGCGTCGCATTTGCCGTCAGGCCCCGAGTTCACGGACCAGCCCAGACCATCGCGGAGATACCGCGCCATCCGCGGCAAGATTCTATCGTCCATGATGTTCTGGCAGATCACGTGAACTCGGAGACCCAACTCGATACTCCTTACGCCAGGAAGACGTTGATGAAGGCACTGGGGCGAAGCAAGCCCATAGCAGCCCTCATCTCGGCCAAGATGGCGATGATGTTGCGCACGAAGAAGTCCTCGTGGCTATCGGTCACGTAGATCTGGGTGCTCTCGCGGTCGAAAACCAGCATCTTTCGCCAGTCCGCAAGCCAACAGGTCCCCTGGGGCCAGCCCGAGTTTTGCACTACTGGGTAGCCCCACAGCCGCGCCGGGGCGCTGCCAAAAGGCCCGCCGCCGTAGTACCCATTCACCAAGTCCTGAGCGGTCTCAATGGCCTCCCAGTCCACGGGGTTCATCAACCAGCCGGTCGGTCGCGCCCGCCCGACGGTGAGCAGCGAGGTCACGGCCGTGCGACAGGTGGCCAACTGCGTGGCCCCGAACCCCTGGATCAGCGTTCCGGGTTGGATCTGGAGCCCCCGGAAGTTGTCCCCGACGCCATTGCCCGTCAGGATCTGGTCCTCGAACTTCTCATCAATGTCATCCCGAAGCTCGCCATCGATGATCTGGCGCAACTGCACGACATCGGAGAGGGCGCGACGGGTTGCGGCGACCCAGACGGCGATGGTCTTGACCGTTTCGGTTACCTTCTCCCAGTACATTTTTCCCTGGGGCTTGACGCCCTCGACCTCGCCCGTCGCGCCGCTGTAAACCTTCACGTTCGCTTCGGGAACGGTGGCCGATTCTGTCACCTGCACGGTCTGCTGAACGAAGTCCACAGCGTCGCTGGTCGTGGGACGGAAGACGATGCCCAGGTCGCGCAGCGTGAGCGGGCGCCGGCCCAGCGGCTCGACAAGCCCTGTGTGATCGGTGTTCACGAAGGCCCCGGCGCTCAGTGGGTTGGCCCCAGTGATCAAATCCTTGCGCTCCAAGAGGTCGCGCAGCTTCTGGCCCTTGAACTCGATCAACGGCGAGTGAATCCCTCTCATCGTCTCCGGGATAGATCCCGAGGGGGCGATGCTCTGGAGCCAGGACTTGTAGCCTACGCTCTCGACAAACTGCTCGCCGAGGGTCTTGGGTCGGAGATCGCCGCCCCGGCTCTGTGGACTGCCTTGCCCGCGGTTGGCCGCGAAGTCGACATCGATCTTCTTCAGGGCGTCGCGCAGGGCATCATTGCGCCTGGACTTGTCGGCGAGCTTCTTGAGATCGCCATTCAATCGCTCGCACTCATCGAGCAGGCCATTGAACTTCTGGGTCTCGACATCGGTGAGCGAGTCCCTGCCCTCCTCGCCGGCCTTCAGAACGATGTCTTCCGCGTCACTTCGTGCTTTGAGGATCTTCTCCTCTAACTCTTTGATGTTCACCTTTAGATTCCTTTCAATGACTCTTCTTCAGCAAGTCCTTTGCCGCTTGCACCCCGAGGGTGCTTGATCGAGGCTCCTTGTCCGTAGCCTTTCGGCTCTTGTCCGTGGCCCCGTCGTCGCCATCGGAGGCGCTATCGTCATGCCCGGCGCACTCAGCGCCGAGCTTGACTGCTAAATCGTGCATCTGCTGCAACATCTCACTGTCTTTGCTTGAGTGCCTGGCCCCGGCCTTGAGAGCCTTGCCCGTCGCTGGCTCGAAAGTCGCCCCATCATGAGTATTGCAATGCTTGCGGGCCTGCGCCTCAGTCCATGCATCAGAGGCATAACGATATGCCTGCTCAGTCATGGTCGTTTCGCCCTTGAGCCAGCCCATAATGATCGAGTACCGCTTTCCCTCGTGCTCGCGCTCTGTCCGGCGGAAACTCTCACTCTGGAAATCACCCGGCTCGCGCAGACGACAGGCATGCTCATTGGGATAGGGCTTGAGCTGGCTCTTGATGTCCAGCGTCTGCGTGTCCACGCCCGCGCCGCGCATCACTGGGGAGACCTCGATTACTTCCAACTTCTTGAGGAAGCGCACTTCCTGACCATCGAATTGCCCTGGGGCCGACTCCAGTACGTTGAAGCCATAGCTCCATTGCTGAAGTTCCGCAGTGTTCTTGACCGTGGCATGGTGCTCCCGGCCGCCCTGGGTGTCCATGAAAAACCGGCCCTCAGAGATGGCCTTGCTACCATCCTCGCGGATCTCTCCGCGGCCTACTGGCAGTTGATTCCAGTTATGCCCCCAGGCAGAGATCAGCACCTTCTCGCCGTCGGTAAAGGCTCCTGGCAAAGTCACGTCCTGATCGGCGTCGATCACTCCCAAGGTGGCAAAGGCAACTTTGAACTCGCCCTCTTGCGCTCCCTGCTTCAGCTCCATAAGCCCGCGGTATCGTTTGATTTCCATTATTCCCTCCCGAATGTTACCGAACACCGACAATTTGCGTTGTTCTCAGCGCCCCCGGCAGGATCGCCGGGCCAGAGCTGTCCGTTAGAGAAACGCTCATCCAGGGCCACGGTCTCTCCATCGAGTGCCGCGTGCGCCTCGCGGGGATTCGCGCTGTTCGTCTGCCACGTTTTTGTGCGCAAACCCGCCTGCTCCGCACCCTGGAAACTACCAAATGTGCTCGCCGTGGTCACTTTCGACGCGGCGATCTCCGGCGCGCGCACGTCTATCGCCAGCGCGAACAGGGCCAATGTGGCCGCCCTGGGCGCGTCATCCTTCAGCGCCTGGATCAGCCCATCGCGGGTGGTGGCGTTGATCTCCTCAGCGGCGATGCGGCTGTTTTCCTCCAGCCAGGGCAGCATCCTGTCGCTGTCGAGCTCGATGTCCAGTTGATCGGCGATGTGCTTAGCCCACACAGTCGCCGTGGCCACGTTGAGGCGGTAGATGTCGTCGTGCAATTCGCTATCCCAACGTTTGGCGTCCCACAGTTGGGCGATGGTGGCCTTGGCCGCCTTCTCTGGCACCTTGCCAACGATGGTGTCCTGCTGGCGCTTGAAATGATGCGCCATCACCTGGGTCCATTTGACCTCATGTCTCTCGCGTAGACCAGGCTGCGATGGGTCTATCTGCCCCTCACGGCGCGCCTTCGTGCCAGCAGTTAGCGCTTTCGGTGGCGGGGCGCTGTCGCGCGGGCTGGCCTGTCCGCCGATCAGCACGTTCAGGGGCACGACCAGTTTCGCCGCGTCGCCGCCCATCGAGGGCAGGTTCATCCGCGCGCGCGCTTCGTCGCGGGTGAGCCACGGCGCGCCGACGGAGGACTGCAACGACTGGACTTGTTCCTCGAAAGAGCCCTGCAACTTCTCGGCGATGTTGAACTCAACATAAACGCCGGGCGTGGAATCCAGCCGGGGCAGGAGTTGCAGGGCAATATCTGCCTCCAGCATCGACAACCACGGCCCAAGGGAGTCCTGATACAGATTCTTGTGCTGCTCACGGATGTTGGAGTTGTGTACCACGACGCCGGCAGCTACGAAGTTATGAGTATCCTCTACCTCGATGTCGAACACGGGTTGCTCAGGCAAAGGCTCAATGGAAACGACCCTTGAGTAAGAACAACCCATAGGCGGGGAAGAGCGCCGCCCTCTTGCGAAGGGGTACTCGTTTCGTTTACGTCCAAAAGGCTTGCCACCAGCCAGCCGCAAGAGATAGCGCGGATCGTTTGACCCGATAAGCCGGTTAGCTCCTGGATCGGCGCACGTTATGGTCCAGGAGCAAGCATCCACGACACGACCATTGGGCAAAGTAGTCTTGCCCCTGAAGTTGTAGATGTTGTTGACAGGCACGCCGACGGACATGCACAGGTGGCGGACATCCTCAATCAGATCCCTGTTGCAAGATGAAAAGGAGATCCGCCCCTTTTTATCCACGGAGCCATCGGCATCCAGATAGCCGCGCAGAAAAGCAAACCGAGCCTCGAAGCTGGACTCAAAGACCCATCCCGGAACGCGTTTTTCATGCGCCGTCCCTGAGAATCCCAGTGTGACCATCAGGCGAGCCGCTTCCACTGAGCACATCCGTGTTTGGCGGGCCTGTTCATCGAGAGCTACCCTGCGGCCAGATCGACCTGTGAATTCGCTCATCACTCGGCGATAGTGATCCATATAAAGGGCGTGCTCGCCACGAGCGATGGAAATACCGCTGGGCTTCCCGCCATTTCTGGTCAGGTTCCCATCGCCCACATACAGGCCGAGGAACTCCATGCGGGCAAGGGATTGCCTATCCGGGCCAACGCCCCCCAACTGAAACGCGGTTACGAGCACATCGCCACGCCGAATATCGGAAGCAGGGATGTAGAGGTAAATGTCCTCATAGTGCCATCGGGATTGACCGGCCTTTTTCTTGAGATTGGCCGTTTCATCGGAAAAGCCCAACACTTTGATCAAGCGGCGAACGAGAATCGGATGGGTATAGTTGCAGTCAAGGGTCCTGTTCTGTGTCTTGATACGCAGGATGGGGTCAATCCCTGTCTGCCCAGAGCGAAGAACCCGCTTCAGGTAGAAGCCAGTTTCGCCCAAGCTCCATACGTGATCTCCAGCTTTCACATCGGATATAGGACGCGGCCCCTGAGCAGTGAAAACGGGAACATAACCAGGAAGACAGAACGTCGCGTTGTCCAGGATGCCGACCATCGGCAACGGGATGTGATACGCGCGTGCGCACTCCTCACGGGTCAGCTTGCGCCCGGCCAGGTACTCGGACTCCTGGGCGTTGAAGGAGGTTTCCTTCCAGGTCATCCCCTCTTCAAACATCGCGGTCTTGCCTGAGTTGTCGCCGCCGGAATAGAGCTGGGCGAACTCGGCCATGAACCGCTCTTTCGCCGTATGTGACCACTCAGGCGCTTCAGCGGGCCGCATGATGATCCCATTCATCCGTGCGCTGTTGGCCCAGAAGTGCTCGCGGTAATCCCCGGCGGCGTGCTCCTCAGCCAGGATGCGGCGTAAGGTCTCCAGCGGGCTGAGGCCGGCTAACGTATCCTCCGGGTTATAACCGCGGAAGTGCACTACCTGCTCCGAGGAATACGCTTCCGGTCTGCCCCCCAGGCTAATCTCATAAGTGGGGAGCAGGTTTTTCTTGATTTGCACCCAGGGCCAAGGGATGCGCACCAATCCCCAAGCGTTCACCCCCGGATTTACGATCAGCCAGAGCGCATTGAAATAGATACCCAGGTCGGAGATTGTGCTTTCGATCAGGCGATAACGCGTCACCTTGTATTCGGGAGGCAGCGGTTCCTCGATCAACTCCGCCAACGGATGATCTCTCAGTCGCCTCCTGTCCGTCTCGCTCACCCGCTGGAAAACGTGTAGGCCGAGTTGGGCGATGTTGCGGGAAAGGAAGTCCACGCAGGTGCGGATGTTGGGCTGCGTCTTATAGAGCGTGGCGTAGTCGTAGTTGAAGGCGTTGTACATCCGCAGCGAGCCATAGGAGTACGACGGCGACCAGGCCGTCTCCTGAGCGATCAACGCGCCGAGGGACTGTATGACGGCCATTTAGTCGAGCACCTGAATGAATTGGACTTCGTTCACAGGAATAGCCACCTCGTGATCAATGCCCATAGGCTCTGCACGCGGCCTGAGCAGTTCCGCATTCCGCAACACCAGATATCCCCCCCGCCGCTGCCAGAGAACGCCGCGAAAGGCCGGGGCTTCAGCGCCCTTCAGGTTCACGATCACCCGCCTGAGCGTCGGGTAGCGGTCGAATAGCATCACGCCGCCTCCAATCCGTGATCCTCGTAGACGCTGCGCTTGGGCTTTTCCTGCCTCATGGCTCTCTCCATGGCCATCAGCAAGGCCACAATCCCGTCGATCTTCCCTTGGCTGGCCGCCTTATCGGGTTTGAGGTTACCGGCTGGGTCCTGGGCCACAGCCACGTTATCGGCCATCCAGGTCAGGACCGGGTTATTGCCATGATGCAGCTTTTTCAGCAGCAGCCGCTTCTCGAACTCCTTGGTCAGCGGCGCAAAGGACATGAACCCCTGACCCATGCCGTAGACCGTCAGCCCCTCGTCTTGCAATTCCTGAGAGACGCCGTAAGCCTGGAACAGACGGTCGATGTTCAGGTCTATCAACTGGAAGCGCCCGGCGTCCTCCAGGATCGCCTTCTTCACGAACCCATAATCCACGGCAGTACCGGGCGTGGTGCGCAGCCACCCCTGTTGCGCCCACGCCTGGTACTGCGCGGCATAGCGGTTCCCGTCATCGCTCAGCTTGGCCTCCGGGCACCAGAAGCGGGCCAGGATGTCCAGCGCCTCCGGGTCGTCGTCGTGCGGGAACACCAGCACCCAGGCGGTCAGGTCGGAGACCGAGGATAGGTCCAGGCCGCCATAGCACAGCCGACCCTCGAGTTCCGCCTCCACGACCGCCCCGGCATTCTCATTCCACAATGCCACGTCGATCCAGCGATCAGACTGTTGTGTCCACAAATTAAGGTGCAAGCGCTTGAAGGCATTCTGCGCCGCGGGCAGGTGCTTGGCCTTCGCCGCCTTGCGCGCCAGGTCGTCGGGCTTGACGGACACGCCATAATTCGGGTTGGCCTTCACCCAGGTTTCGGGGGCCGTCCAATCGTCGGCCTCATCCGCGCAGGCGATGAAGGCAAACCAGGAATCATCCTGAATCGCGCCCTCAAGTACCTGCCGGGAATACTCGTGATGCTCCCAACAGATGCTCTGCCGGTCGTAGCCGGCGGTGGTGATCTCCACCAGAAGCGGCTGACGCCGCGCGCCGGTAGCGGTCTCCAATACGTCGATCACATCCCGGGTCTTATGCGCATGAACTTCATCGATCAATCCGCCGTGCACGTTGAGGCCGTCCATCGTATCGGCGTCAGCGCCCAATGGCTCGTACTTGGAGGCCGTGGCCTCAATGCTAAGGTTGTTCTTGTAGACCTTGACCATCCGCGATAAGGCCGGACTCTTGCGCACCATGCGCGTTGCCTCTGAATGAGCGATCAATGCTTGGTCGCGCTTGGTCGCAGCAGAATAGACCTCGGCTCCTGGCTCTCCGTCGGCGGTCAGCAGGTAGAGGCCGATTCCGGCCAGGATGGTCGTTTTGCCGTTCTTCCGGGGCACCTCGATATAGGCCACGCGGAAACGTCGGAGGCCATCGGCTCGCTTCCAGCCAAAGAGCACCCACAGCTCGAACTGCTGCCAGGGTTCCAGGCGGAAGGGCTGCCCGGCCCATTCGCCCTTGCTATGTTTCAAGAAGCCGAAGAACTGCAAGACGTGTTCGGCAGCAGCCCGGTCGAAATGCAGGCCGCGGCCAGGCGCATCCTCCAGGTCGCGCATATGGCGCTCGACGGCCAGCCGCAACAGGTCGCCGGTCGGGATGGTCTTGTCCATCACGCCGCGCACATATGCCTGGACAGGATGAAAGCTCAACGCTCTATGTCCTCTACTGGTGCATTGAAAAAGCGCACCCGATCGAGGTATGCGCTCATTTCGTCTATCGGTTTGGGCTCGGGAACGCTTAGACGGGAACGGTCGCTGGGCGTCAGCCCGAAGCGGGAACAGAAAGCGAGATATTGCGTCCAGCACTTGTGCATCTGGGCCACAGCCGGTCTCGGTCCTTCATAGCCCGTGGTCGTTGTCCTGGTCGTGGCCGTTTCCTTGACCGTGGTGATGGTGAACGTCCATCCACTCTCGGCAATATCCCTCACCGCCCGCACGTACACGGCCCACCACTGACAGCCGCCAGCGATCGCGCCACGATCCAGAGCCGTGAGTAGGCCGAGCGCGCTCAGTTGAGGCACGATGCGATTCCATTCGCGCTTCGCCTCGGGCAAGAGCCAGCCGGGGCGCGTGGGGATGGCAGGGGCAGGTAGCGGCTCGTTGGCGTTGACCCTATCGGGCCGCGCCGTGCCCTGCAGGCGCTTCAGTTGAGTCGGTTTTCTAGGCCGTCCTGCCACGATACCCCCTGAAGGCATATTGACGGTGCATACGCTTACT